GTACACTACCGCTTCTCGGTAGCCTAGCGCAAGCGCTAGAAGAATCACGCAGTACCTGCAGTAATCCTTAGGCGGACTCGCTTCTTCGTGAACAGGTTCACTCATCTGGCTCGACCTGTGATTTCAAGGTCGATATGAAATCCGAGATTTGTCTCTTCGTAAATTTCGGTTTCGCCTTGCGCTTCGGGTATCGCTTTGTGGCTCTTCCCTTCCGGGGTGCTGATTTCTTTGCCATCAAGCATCAACCCCTACATCGTATTCGACTGTGACTCTTAATCTGTAATCGTCATCGACTGAACCTGACTCGTCTCCAGCAGAATCGCTGACCGAGACATAGATAAGACCAGCCAGACACTTCATTGCTATGTGTCCACTGTTCCAATCGGTTGCAACTGCCGGAGCATCGCCAGAACCGACTCCTGAGGCATTTGAAGCCGCCCAAGTAATCTTCTGTGGCCAAAACCCACTTCGGCCTTGCCAGAGAGAATTATTCTTGGTTGCAGGGTGCATAATATCGTAAGTTCTGAATATTTGATTCAGACTCCACTGTGTTCCCGGTAAAGTCGTAAACGACTCAGAAGTCTGGAACCTAACTTGATTAGATTCCCAATTCCCGGGAGTATCTTCTTCCCAACCGAATCTGATTCCAGAGTAATCATTCTCGGAACTTAGGAAGTATGAATCACCATCAATCTCTGCCATCTCTTTCGCCTTCTCTGCCGCCCTGGCTAGAGAAAGAGCATCTAATTTATGCTGAGACGGATAATACATCTGAATATCGCCTTTGAAATAAGTCGATTCGTCATTATCCGTATTGTCATCAACATTTCGTAACGACATCCAAATACGGCGTACCGTATATTTCGAATGTTGAGAGACTTGCTGACCAAGGAGTTGAGAACTCAAATCTGAAAGGTCAATTAAACCACCGTGAACGATGTTCATTTCCCCATCATTGTCAGCATCAATATCGCCGTCTGTCGGCGCATTGTATATCCATTTCATTCCATTAGTGGAACCAAAAGTTCCACTTGCTACTAAACGAACCATACCGAGACGTCTCGGGGGTTCTTGATAAACCTGCGGAAACGAATTTGGTTGCTTCGCATCCAAGCCGCTTCGCTATTTGGATCCAAATTCGGCTCATCAAGCTCGTTACGGCTTCCGCCTAAATCGCCTCTGCGATTTGACACGACTCTCTTCACTGTTCCTCGGTTTCTCCGGGCAACTGAACAAGGTCAGACCTGTTCATCTGCTGAGTGATTTGCATCATTTTCCAAGTCTCAATGATAGACTTGTGGTGAGTGAAATACACCTCCGGCGATTTCGCACATATCTGGGCCGGGTCCAATCCGTCAATCAGCCATTCTATGGCCTGAGCCTTGGGGCTCATTGTTGCCGTCTTTTTCACTTTCAGTTCACCCTTATTCGGAAGCAAGGCGACTCGAGTCTCCTGCTTTCTACCGTATACCATAACAGCCTTCTCATTCTTCGCAGGCTCAAACCAACCGCCCAACTTGTTCTCCAAAGTTCGGGCTCTAATTGGTTTAGTCAATTTCACTCCACCATTCACATGGAGGTTTCCATTTGAATTGCGTTCAATTTGCGCTCGCACTATCTTCACATTAGGAAATGCGGAGAGTGTATCGTGATGCGCTCGGAGAGCATCCATTTGCTCTTCCTCTGAGTTCTCAGTCGTCATAGCTACATGGCCCAAATTTACAGTGTAAATGTGGCATGTTTTCTGCAGGCTCTTCAGGTCAACTTTGTCTCCCATGCCCTCTACGAGGTCAGACCCTGTTAATAATTGTTGTGAAGTGTTCACAACCAATTCCATCTCACAGTCATGCTTCTGTGAATGTTATTGTAAGGGGCGTAATAGTGGTTTCGTACCTCAACCACCACAATCTTCGATTGTAGCCCCTTACAAGTACACTACCGCTTCTCGGTAGCCTAGCGCAAGCGCTAGAAGAATCACGCAGTACCTGCAGTAATCCTTAGGCGGACTCGCTTCTTCGTG